CAGAGGCAAGAACAAGTTGGATGGATGCAACCATATATAAAAATCCTTTTGCAACAAAATTTAATAGTTCTGCCACAGGAACTTTCCCAGAGATCATAGGTGAATCTGGTTTAGGTCAGAGCATACTATTCGAACATGAGGTAGGAAATGATCAGGTTAATCCTGATGGTTCGACAACCACTGTTCCATCTTTTATACAATCTTATGATATAGATCTAGAGTCAAGAGGCAGGGATGCAAGAGGTAGAGCGAGTGGTCCTAAAGTTGCAGGTGAGATATTTCTTGCGATGAGAAGATTTATTCCTGATTTTAAAACACTAATAGGTAATGCTAAAGTAAGTCTTAATGTAAAAAGATATCCGCAACAATCAGAGACACAGACAGCTTTGAGTCCTTTTACAATAGATTCAACAACAGATAAAAAAGATACAAGAGCAAGAGGTAGATTTGTTAGCGTCAAGATAGAGAATGATGCGGTCAATGAATCCTGGAGATTTGGAACATTGAGATTAGATCTACAACCGGATGGGAGAAGATAATGCCAAAGATTAATGTGAGAATACCAGAACCAAAAGAACAATATGATTTCTCAAATCAGAAACAGATAAATAGAACTTTATCTATTGTCGTAGAGCAATTAAACTCGACATATCTAAGTGAAACAAAACAGGAGCAGGAAAGATTTTCTTGGTTTATAAGTGGCTAATATATATAAGAATGCAAAGGTAGATCTAACTACCACAGATAATACAACGATATATACGACACCGTCCGATTCTAGAGCTATTATTAAAAGTATATTGGTAACAGAGGATGCTGGGTCAGGATGTGATATAACTTTTACCATAACAGATGCTGCATCTGCAGTATTTAACCTATTTAAAGATAAGACAATATCCTCAAAATCAACAACTGAGCTGTTAACTCACCCTTTAATTTTACAAGAAAATGAGGTATTAAAGGCACAAGCAACAGATGCAAATGAATTACACGTTATTGCATCAATACTGGAGATAAATAGAGACTAATGCCATTTATAGAACAAAAAGCAAAAGCAGAATACAAAGACATTAACGGTAAAAGAACACTGGTGATTACACCAGAATGTGAAGTTACTTTAAAAAATTTAGAGACAGGACAAGAATACATGTCTGATGAAGAAGCGGATAATGATGTAAACAACCCTGAAACAGCTACTAAAAGAGAGCATATCTCTCGTAGTGTAAAATTAACAGTTGAGTCTTTACCACTTGGTAGTGACTCAAATTTATAATATACTGGTACGATGGCGATAACAAGAGCACAACAAGTAAGACAGATGTTAAGAGAGGGTAGTATGAAACCTGTAGAGCAAGCAGGAGTTATGAACTACATGCCATCTGAAATGGTAACTGTGCCAAAAATAGCTAAATCATCACCAGACACACCTACTGCAAAACTAGCTTACATTACACCTGAAGAACAAGACATACTTATAGATTTAAATTTATACGGATCGTTAGATGGTAAACCAAATAGAGGACCTGGCGGTATACCTTCTTTAGAAGGAGACTTTGGTTCACCAACTGGACAAGCGAGTACAGGTGCAGGGACTGGTGGAACTTATTCTGGAGGAAGTGGTGATGAAAAAGCTGGAGGCAACCAAAATACACAATACACAGATAGAATAATGGATGTAGCAGAACGTAAAAGAAGACAAGATTTAAGAGATCTTGCTACAAGACAAGCAGAAGATAAAGCACAAGAACCATTTGAAACTTTAATGGTTAAAGATAGTAATTTTCCTGGCTTTATTGGTATGGGACTTGATGCATTAAAAAAACCTAGACAAAAACTTTTAGATCGTAATGTAGATTTTTACAGATTTAGTCCAAAAACAAGAAAAGCGAGAGAAAGATATGGTTTAACTGCACAAGGTTATAAAAATTATATGTCAGCTAGACTAGCAGGCACAATAGATGCTGCTGGTAATCCACTTAATCAAGATGATGATGATAACAATATAATTCTTCCTATGGATACGACATTTACTCAAGCACCAATGACCACGGACCCAGTGGTAGATGAATCGGAAACAGAGGAGCCTTTTCAATTATCAAGAAGATTTAGAGCTGAAGGTGGCATCATGAACGCTGATATCGTAGGTGGTGAGTTTGATTTTGAATCTGCAAGACAAATGTATGGTCTAGGTAAACTTGTTAAAAAAGTTACAAGAACAGTCAAGAAGATCGCAAAGTCACCGGTAGGTAAAGCTGCAATACTAGGTGCAGGTATTTATGGTTTAGGTGGTGGTACATTTTTTGGAAAAACATTACCTGGTGTAGGAACTGGTGGAGGTTTTTCTTTTAGAAATATATTACCAAACTTAATAGGAGTTAAAGAAACAGGGGGAGTAGGAGTAGGTTTTGAAGGTATTTTAGGAAAAATAGGTTTAACAAAAGGTGGAGGTTCTTTAATGCCTACAGTTGGAGGAGCAATTACAGCAGTATCACTATTACCATTATTAGGTCTTGGCACAGGTGAGGAAGACGAAGACGAAGCACAGGAAATATTAAGAGGCGAGGGTCTGGATCTAGAGGCAATCAGAGCCAACCCTAATCAATATCTTGGAAGAAGATTTAGAGCTGAGGGTGGATCTATGAAAGAGCCAGTAGCAAAGAAAACAATGCCACTATTAGATCTGGACGGCAAAGAGATGGATCTAAGAGCTGAGGGTGGTTTTGTGCCTATTGGACGTATGGAAAAAGCAGACGATGTACCTGCAAGATTATCAAAGAATGAGTTTGTATTTACAGCTGATGCTGTTAGAAATGCAGGTGACGGAGATGTAGACAAAGGCGCAGAAGTTATGTATAACATGATGAAGAACCTCGAATCCGGAGGTGACGTATCTGAGGAATCGCAAGGATTAGAAGGCGCAAGAGCAATGTTTCAAACATCGAAGAGATTAGAGGAAGTATTATAATGGCAGTCACAACTACAAGAAATTTACCCGCACAGTTTGTAGAAGATCTAGGTATAGATCTAGCAAAACAGGTCGTAGCTCAATCAGGCGTACCAGTAGTAGCAACAGGTCTAACCGGTATCTCACAACAACCGGGTGAATCTGCTGCCGACTTTGCAGCAAGACAGGACGCTGCAAGAGCATTTACAACAAGACAACAGAGTCTAGCAGGACTTGCACCAACTGTTGAAGGTTTAACCAAAAGAGAACAGAAAGCAAGGACACTAGCAGATGCAGGGATTGGTTCTTTTGAAAGATTTTTAACAAGAGGGGAACAACTTACGGGAGCTGGTATAAACCAAGCCGCAGCTGGTCAAACACCAACAGCGGGATCTGTTGCGGAGTTTATGTCACCATACCAACAACAGGTTATTGATACATCATTAGCAGAGTTTGACAGACAGGCGAAGGCCCAAGAACAACGGATCAGGGATCAAGCTGTTCAATCAGGAGCTTTTGGTGGAGGCAGAGAGGGTGTGCAGTTAGCAGAGTTTGGAGCAGCATCTGATAGAAACAGGGCAGCATTACAGGCAGGATTACTACAACAAGGATTTGGTCAGGCTGTTGCAAGAAGAGATCAGGCTTTTAGAGATCAATTAGGTCTAGCACAATTATTACCTCAATTACAAAGAGCAGATATCGCTCAACAAGGGGCTCTTGGTGGAATAGATAGAAGTCTAGCACAGGCACAGGCAGATGCTACAAGAGAGGCAGCAAGACAGGCTACATTCCTACCACAGGAACAATTAGATAGATTTGCAAGTCAGGTTACAGGGATCATGGGTGGATACCCTGCACAATTTGCAACAACAAACGTACCTAATCCTACACCAATTCAAACAGCTCTTGGTATAGGTTCAACGTTAGCAGGTATATACACAGGATTTAATCCACCAGTACAAAAATTTATGAACGTAGGATAATATGAATAGAATATTAAAAAGACCGATGTTTAGAATGGGAGGTTCATCAGGGACTGGTATTACATCAGGATTAGATAAACCAAGACAAAATTATTCAACAGCAGGAACTGTTAGACAAATGCCTAATTTTCAACCAAGTGGTATACCAGGTTTTTTAACCAGTTTTGGTCTAAATCTTTTAGCAACACCACCACGAGGTAATATATTTGCAACAGCTGCAACAGCAGCTAAAGAACCATTTGAAGTTTTACAAGCACAACAAGCGGCAGCTGGTAAGACAGCAGCAGAAAGAGAATTTTTAAGAAGTGAAAGAGAAGCTGGTGATAAAGCTGCTATGGAAAGATTAAAAATAAAATTACAATCAGATAAAGATATTGCATCTATGACTAAAGGCAATGCTTTGTATCAGGTAAGTCTAGAGAGTTATCTTGAGGACGGCCTACCACCATTAGCAGCAGAAAGAGCTGCAAATTTTGCAACAACACTGGCTGATGAGTTAAGAAATGCCACTAAAAATAAATATGGTGGAGTTTTAAATTTTGATATTAGAGATCCAAACAATCAGAAACAGGTGCGTAAAAATCTAAATGGTAAAGTTGTTTACGATCCTATTGAGGATAATTATAAATACATAGTTGTTAGAGACGGTGAGGTATTCTTTGATGAGTTTGATTCGATCGCAGATATAAGATTTCCTGATCTAACAACCACAACACCAAAAGAAAAGACAGATAGATCAAATAGGATGTTTGGTCTAGATATGGATGATCCACAAGCATAGGAGCGTAAATGGCACTACAACCGCTCATTCCAGCCGAACAGAATAACGAGGCATCATGGTACACATCTGGACTAGCAGGTATCGTATCTGGTGGTATCAAGGTTGTTGAAGGAGCTTTCTCACTAGGTGCAGAACTAATTGATTTAGGTCTTGATACAAACACGGCCGCACAGGTCGAGATGTTTTTTGATAAACTTAATCCATTAGAAGAGATAGCAGAACAGACTGGTGTTGGTAAACTAACACAGGCTCTGGTGCAGATAGGTGTACCAGGAACAGCAGGTTTTAAACTAGGTACAAAATTATATAATAAATATTTTGAGGCAAAAAAAGCTGGCAAACTTGTAAGTGCTGGATCTAAAAATCTAGCAAAACAAAGACAGATAGCAGATAAATTAAATGAATCAGCAAAAGTTCCAAGATTTGCTGTTGCAGCTGTGGGTGGTGCAGCAGGAGAAGCATT